CAAGTTTTTAAAAAAATTTTTATGCCAGTTTTCTAACCTCTTCCTCAAAGAGTTGGGCGGACGTCTTAAAGCCGAAAATTCCCCTGGGATAGTTGTTAATCCAGTTTTCTATATACTCAATGTCCCGGTCCTGCTTCTCGTCAAAATCTTCCCCTTTTGGAATATGACGGCGGATAAGGCGGTTATTGTTCTCGTTAGTGCCCCTCTCCCAACTGCTGTACGGATGACAATAGAAAAGGAATGTCCGTTTTTCTCCCTCATGTAATGCTGACCGCTCCATGCCCTCATAGTCTGAAAACTCCACGCCATTGTCCACGGTAATGCTTCTAAATATCTTCGTGAACATATCGCCCCATTTTCTTTCTATCCGGTCCAGGGCGTCAACTACACTTGCCGCTTTTTGGTCTGGCAATTTTACAATAATTTCATCCCGTGTTTTACGCTCGGTCAAAACAAGCATACATGACTTTGTTGTGCCCTGCTTTCCTTTCACGGTGTCCATTTCCCAGTGTCCGAATATTTCCCGATCCTGGACCTCTTCCGGGCGGTTCTCTATGCTTTCCCCGGCGGCGGCTCTCTTCTGTACCTTTACTTTCTTATTATGCTTCTTTTTCTTCCCTTTTACGGGCAAGTCCTTATTTGTAAGTTTAAGAAAAATGCCGTTGTCTATGTAACGGTATAAGGTTCTTACGCTTATGGTGGTGCCAAATTCAATTCCACTTTCAGCCACGGCGGCCAATGCTGCTTCCGGGCTGTATTTATCGTTTACAATTTTATCCTCTATGTATTCCGCTAATGGTAGGTCATTCCCGATTTTCAAACTGCGCCCTTTTCCCTGGGCGTTCCAATCGTGGGTTTTCTGGCCCAAATCGCTGCTATACCTCGTTTCCTCGGTATAATCGCTGTTTCTATGGGTATATTCTCCCCTTTTCTTCTCCCGGTAGATAGTGCTTCTGTGAACGTGCAAATATTCCGCTATTTCCGTTACTTTATGCCCGGAATTAAGCATAGTTTCCATTTTTATCCTATCATTTTGACTTAAATGTTTTCCCATGAAATCAACCCCCATTAGCCGAAAAGGACGGCAACGGAAACATCCGTGCCGCCTTGTCGCTTTTTCTTTGCTGTGCTTTAGTTATCTTTTTCTATCTCTTCCCGGAAAGTGATTTCTATGGTAATACTGAAAGCGTCCTCTAATTCGTCATAATAATATTCATCCCTGCCGCTGTCATAGCGCACTATCTTATAATTGCCGCCGGAAACTTCCGTGTATATGCTTTTGATAGTTCCGCTATCAATCAACTTTTTTACCTTTGCCTTACTTCCTTTTTTTATATCGCCAATGTGAACGTCACCCACAAAAACCTGGATAGGCTCCGCCCCCCCCCCGAACAAAAGTTCGGCTTTTTCTGACAGTTCGTATTGATAGATTTTCTCGTTTTCCCGGCCCTCGTCAATAATTGCCTTTTTGGAAAGTTTGAAATCCTCGTTTTTCTCGGCCAGGCTCATAATGTCATCCATATGGGCTTCCACATTGTCCAGTTTGTGGCGTTGGGTCTTAATAATCCCTTTCGCCTTTACTGGCTCTGTCTGCGGCGGCGGTGCTGGCTGTGCTTCCTGCTTTTTAGAGAATAAACCTTTGAATAATCCCATGTTAAGTTCCTCGCTTTCGTGTATGCTTACTCATTTCTTATTCTCTGATTATATCGTCTATTTCCTATCATTGCAAGGTTTTGGGCGTTGTGGGTTCCAGGCTCCCGGCTTATATTTTGATTAGGGCCGCTTCCTGCTGCCCAGGCGTGCCGCTCTTTTGCCTGTCCTGCTGCACGCCGCCCGGTTCTCATTAAACCCTGGCAGAAACTTGTCAACCAATACCGCAACGCCCACCGTTGCAACCCGTCAACTGTTTGTAGGGGCTTCGGACCCTCACGCCGCCCATGGACAGCGTGGCCGTTTTAATTGCCGGGCGGCGTGGGGCCGCCCGTGGGGACTATGCACAACGGGCTTGCTCAACCCATGCTTGTGCTTCCTCTATGCTTCCAAACCAGTCATTGTATATATCTTTCCGGCTTGTACTTGTATACGTGCTTTCCGGGCACTCTTCCGCTTCTTTGGTGGCTGTAATTGCCGCTACTACTCTGCCCCGATTGTCAAATGAAGAAGTTACGCAATACCATGTTTTCATATTCCTATCCTTTCCCGGCGTTTCCTTTACTGTCCGCCGCTTCCCATTTTCTCGTCAATGGCCTGGCTTATAAATTCGTTTACGCTCTGCCCTGCTGCCTTGGCCGCTTCCTTTATGATCGCTTTTTTACCTTTCGGCACGGATATTTCTATGCGATCATAATTCTTTTTGTTGTACTCATGCTGATACTTAATCTGGTTAAATTCTTCTTTCTTTGGTCTTGCCATTCTACCACAATCCTTATATAATATTTTTAACGGATTGGGCGGCTTTGGCAAGTCCACCGCCCTTTCTGTTTCCCCGAAAGCCTATTCGTTAGGCTTTTCTTTTTTTGCCATGTTTCTGACTTCCTGCACGGCTTTGGCAACCTCTTCCATATTCTTGCAATTACTGAATTTATCGGCTACCAGGTTCAAAATAACTTCCATTTGCTTGTCTGTCATGTTCTCGCTCATGTGATCTCCTTTCTATGCTTGCCCATGTATTTGTTAAGACTCTTCCTTAACTGTCTTTATTCTATCACATATCCCGTGATATGTCAATACATATCACGGGATATTTTTATTTTTTCGTATAAAAAGGACACGCCTTTTAGTGGCGTGCCCTTGCTTCGTGACATATTATAATTCCTTGCCCTGCCGGGCCGGATGTATTCCAAAAGGTGGTATGTTAATAGTTACATTATGCCAACAATTCGTTGACCTTTGTCTGGACCGCTTTGTAATCATATCCGGCGGCGGTAAGGCGGCTCTTACGCTCTTCTCCATTGCCCCACTTCCCGGCGATCACTTCCCTGGCCAATTCTGCCACGCTCTTTGTGGCGGCGTCTGTGCCTTTCAACAAGGCGTTTACCTGTTTCTGGACGGCCTGGTAATCGTACCCGGCGGCGGTAAGGCGGCTCTTACGCTCTTCTCCATTGCCCCACTTCCCGGCGATCACTTCCCTGGCTACCTCTGCCACGCTCTTTGTGGCGGTAGTCTGTGCGCTTCCGGCACTCTCGGCGTCATACTTCGGCACGCCATAGCCACGGATATAACGGCCATTTACGGCCAGGGCTCGGCGTCCCACGGCGTCATTTTTGTTTCCCTCGATAACGGTGAGCTTGCCGCCGCTTACGCTCTCAACAATGCCCACATGGTCCGGCCACCCGGTATTGTCTCCGGCTCCGGTATCGTCCCAGTCATAAAAAATAACGTCCCCAGGGTTCGGCGTCCGGCTGTCGCTCTCCTGCCATTCCCCCAACGCCTGGAATAATGCGATCATCTGACCGCAACCGCATTCCGTTGGGATAATGCTTGTAAGTCCGCACTTAATAGCCACGGCGGAAACAAACGTGGCACACCAGGCGTCTGTATACTTGACCTTGTACCCTCTGGCAAGGGGCTTGTGGCCGTTGTATACGTCAATGATCTCCTTGTGGCTTCCGGCGGCTTCATTCCGGCCAATCCAGGCACGGGCCTGGGCCAAAACTGCGCTTGCTAATTTTGCCATGCTTCCGGCTCCTTTCATGTCATACTGTGTTAAATCGTACTGTGTAACAATCCTCATGGTATTGTCCACGTAACTGCTGCTTGTGGCGTACCCGTCCGCCTTAATGGTTTTAAGGTACGTTTCCGGGTCAGTAATGCCCCGTAAGTTCTGATACCGGGATAACTGGATAAACTCAAAATATCCTTTCACGCCCTCTTCCATACTGTCATACACCCGGAAGTTGTCCTTAATCTGCGTAAGGGTTCCCGGCTCGTATTCTTCCATGGTAGAAAGGTTTACGCTCTTCCCGGTCCATTTTGTCCCACATTTTAATCCAAAATAATTGTGGTACACGGCGGCCAGTTTGCTTTCTCCCCAGCCGCTTTCCAGAATGGCCTGGGCTATCGGGGCACTATGTACCATAATCCCGTAGGAAGCGGCGTATTTCTGCACGTACCCGGCAATCTGCTTTATAAATCCCTGCTTGTCCATGCCCTACACTTCCTTTTCATCTTCCACGATCTCAATACCCGTTTCCACTTCCACGTTGGCGGCGTCCGTCAATCCCTCGCCAATGATATAGGCCACCACGGACGCCCCGGCCATGATAAGGGCCGTTACCTGGGTGGCGGTGTTCTCGGTGCCCCCGGTTGCAACAATCATCATGGAGACGAAAGAAGCAACCGCCGTCCATAACTTCCGGCTTGTAAGTTTCCTTACCCAGTTAATGTTTTTCATGTCCTCGTTTCTCCTTTCTTATATTCCAAAAGCCTTACGGCTTGTGGTCTTTGGTTATTCGTAAATCCCTTTTATGCCCTGCTCTGTCAGAAAGTCCTTTTGTTCGTGCTTAATCTTCCGGGCATATTCCAAAGCGGCTTCCGTCTCTCCGTTGGCGTGGCCGTTCTTTAAGGCCGTGGCCGCCGCTTCTCCCAGGGCAATAGACGCCATAACGCTTTTAATGATAAGGACCTCATTTTTTTCACGTATCTTTTCTTTTTCCTCGGCTTCCGTCTGCTGCTTTTTTATTTTCTGCTCTATTATCCAGAAGCAAAGGGCGGTTACGCTGCTCGGTATGCTCATGGCAATAATAAGTGTCTGAAAGTCCATTCCTCTATCTTCCTTTCCTTAAATATCCATGCTTGTATCATACGCCCTGTGGTGTTGAAATTCTGACCTACTTACGCCGTGATTAAAAGGCCGCTTTCTGTCTGCTCCCATTCCCAAAATAGCAATTCATATTCTATGGCCTTTGTTATGTGGTAAGTGTCGGCGTGCCCCATATGCCCCAGGCGGCTTTGATATTTCCGGTTAAATATATCCCGGCCCAGTTCTCCGGCTTCCAGGTTCTTCACATCCTTTTTCAGACGGCGGACGGACGCCTTGCGTACCTTTCTATAAGTTGGAAAGTGGATATATCCGCAAAAATCAACCCCGTTTCCGGCGTATAAAATCGTACTCTTTGGATTTATATGCAACCTCATTTCCTCTTCCAAAAATTCTTCAATCCGTTTTGCCCATTCCTTTAACTGGATAAGGTCCGGGGAAAGAATGATAAAATCATCCATATAGCGGATGTAATGCTTTATGCGTAAGGTGTGCTTCACAAATTTATCCAGGCGGTTGCCGTATACATTGGCGAATAACTGGCTTGTGAGATTTCCCACGGGTATGCCCACGCCGTCCGGTAAAATTCCGTTTTTGTCTATAATGTCATCCATGAGGTAAAGGGCTTTCTTATCGCCTATGTACCGTCTGTTTTCATCCTTTAATCCGTCATGCGGTATAGACGCAAAGTATTTGCTTATGTCCCCTTTAAAGGCGTAAAGCCGCAAACCGTCCTTTTCCATGAGTTCATAAAGCCATTTATATAACTGATTGCTTGCGGCGTGCATACCCTTTCCCTCTCGGCAAGCATAGGAATGGTAATAAAATCCTTGTTCAAATACCGGGGCTATGGCGTTTACAATCATGTGCTGCACCACTCTGTCATAAAACGGTAGGGCCATGATAAGCCGCTCTTTTGGCTCCCATACTTTGAACACGGTATAAGGCCCCTGGGAATAGGTAAGCGTCTCCACTTCCTCACACGCTCTTAAAAGTTCATCTTCCTTTGACATAGAAAAAGCCAATACCTCTTCGTTGAACCGCTTACACTGGGCGGCCTGGTGAAATGAGGTATTGGCATTGTCAAAGGTATACATTTTTTCATGTAATCCTTTTACTGTTTTCATTTTGCCCTACCAATTTTCAAATATTCTTTACTAAAAGGCGGTGCCTTTCTTATTTTGTCCGGTCAGACGCCGGAACGGGAAAACCGTCTGACTTATCATAAAAAGATAGATTGATAAATCTTTGCTAGTAGCCCGTAGGCCCCTAAGTCTGTAAATGTCGATTAGTCACACACGCACCAGACGCCAATGTTCGTGTTCACGTTCCACGGGTAATTGTTGCAATTCACGGCCCGTGAACCGCAATGCACGCCGTTGTTCCAGTTGTCGCCGCCAATGAGGGCGTGCAAGCCAGGAAAGGCCAGGTGCGAATTAACAGTTTCCCCAAATTCTTTATTTATCCGGTTTCCAGGTCCCGGCCTTTACCGCTTCAATAACGCCGTTCATGGTGCCGCCTATCGCCCTGGTATGGCGGCTTATGACCTCGTAGCGGTGTTTGCTAATGGCCTTGTATTCCAAATCATAAGAAAGACGTATCAATGTTTTAATCTGCTGCAATTCCACATCCGCCGCATATATGTGGCTTTTCGTTCCGGTTTTCTTAAAACGGATAACATCCTTTAGCATTTCAAATATTGCCGTCTTGATCTGCGTCTGTAATGCAAATTTCTCAAATTTTGGAAACTGGGCCAGGATTGGATAAATATAGAGAAGAAAATCATATATTTTTTGATACAGTTCCATGGTGCCCATGTAGGCGTCTATCTGTTCTGTGGCTTTTTCTTCTGCCATTTTCTCATTCTCTCTTTCGGTGTTAGGGCCGGGCTTTCGCCCGTCCCCAACTGGATTACAGACTGTCACACACGCACCAGACGCCAACGCCCGTGCGTCGCCCGTCCCCAACTGGATTACAGACTGTCACACACGCACCAGACGCCAACGCTCGTGTACACGCTCCACGGGTAACGGATGCAACCCACGGCCCGTGAACCGCAACGCGCGCCGTCGCTCCAGTAGCCGCCGCCAAAGAGGGCGTGCAAGCCAGTGCTATTTGCCATGTAGGCCTGTCCATATCCGCTTCCAAACACATCATACCAGGCCCAGGACGAACCCGTGGGATCGTGAATAAGTTCGTTTAACCATTTCCAGACATTCCCCACCAGGTCGCAAATATTAAAGGCGCTCACGGCGTTTGCGATTTTTCCAACGGCGGTTCTCGCCGTGTTCGTGGTGGCTGTATAGCCGTTGGTGTTGGAAGCGTCAAGGCCCTGGGGACTTCCGTCTGCCGCCACGGTAAATTCCATGTAATCCGGCAACCGCTTTCCTACTCGTCTGGCCCGTTCTCCTGCAATATACCAGTTAAGGCCCTCGGTTCCGGTGATCGGCGTACCGCCATAAACAGATTGTAAGCCGTTTGCTCCGTCATCACTGGAAAGGTAAATGTCCCCCCATAAAGCGTTCCCCAGGTAAACCATACCGGACGGGTCACATTTTGGGCGGTGCTTCGTGGTCCATACGCTGTTGGGCAGAATATCCACACGGGTGTTACTCTCCCAACCGCTGCCACGCACGGACCCGGAAGCATTTACCGCCCGTCCGTAATCGTCCGTATTTCTCACACGGCCATAATGGAAACCGCCGATTTTCCGGGTGTTGGTATCGTCCCAGGCGTCCCCGTCCGGCCAGGAAGAATTTAAGGAAATCAAATACTGTTCGTCCTGGGCGTCCGTTCCAGGGTCGCAAATGTAAATATAATAGTCGGACCCGTGGGCAAAATCACTTCCCTGGTCCAGATTGGCCTTGGTAAGCGTGGTTTCCACGGTCTTAAATACCGCACTTTCTCCCACGGCGATCACGCACCCGGCCATAATGGTGACGGCTCCCTGCTCGCTGTACTGGATGTACTCTTTTTCCGGTGCCACAATATCGGAAATGGCCGCCATTTTGGCAACCGTGATTTTGGCCCGTTCATCCGTCATGTTTTCATCATAAATAAAAAGTCTGCTCATTTACGCCAATTCTCCTTTCATTTCTTCCACTTCCTCTTCTGTAATGCCCATACGCTCATAGAATGTTACCGCTACCGGGACGCCGATTGTTTCCGTGCCGATATTCACGGCTTTGGAAAGGCTTAAAACCGTGTGGGTAATGGTGTTGTTCTGTCCTGCTGCCATGGTGCCCTCTGTGGCCGCTTCCTGGCCCTCTGTGGTTGCTGTTTCGGTGTCGGTGGTGTCTTTCTCCACTTCCACCGTTTCCACGGCCTGGACGGTGGGATAAACGGCCCCATTCTTGATTTTCTGCCCTGCTGCCGCTTCCGCACAAAACATGATCGTGACTGTTTTTCTGTCCTCGGACAATTCAATGACCGGGCACATAATCCAGTTCTGATTTTCCAGTTTTTCAACTGCTGCCAGCCAGTCCGCCGCTTTCAATCTGCCTTTCTTTACCAGGCTGAAAGTGTTCACTAAATCAGACCTGGTTTTGATAACTTTTGGAAATCCTTTCATTGCTTTAATCCTCGCTTTCTTTTAATAAATAGGTGCCCATATAGTTGCCGATATAGGCCATATTGGTGCCCTCACGTAAGGAAACCGTGATAGAGTGCATAAGGTCCATGTAATCCACGGAAAACCGTTTTGGCGTTGCCATGACGCTTTCCATATTCGTTTCCACGGTATAGTCCCCGGCTTCCGTGATGTAAAAAATACCGCCATCCGCTGAAATATCCGCCGTCTGCACGGTGCCCGTGGTGGTATTGGTAACTTTGACCGTAACCGCCGCCTGGATTGTTTCCAGTAAATAGGCCACGTTGACTTTATGGGCCATGTTGTGAACCTTAGTTCTTAAATCATCAATCTGTAACTGCAACTTTCCAGCCACATCCCCGGAAAGTTGATCTTGCTTTGCTTCAAACCATTCATCCCATTGTGCCGTCCGTTCCGTTTGAAATTCCTGCACCATTTTGGTGTATTCTTTGATAAATGCCGCATGGTCTTTTTCCACCGCCTTTTTCTCGCTTGAAAACCATTGGTTAAACTGGGCGGACCATTGGGAAAAGTCCAGTTCTTCAAACTGCGAACCGATAAAACCGCAAACCGTTGTATCTGATCTTTCGTCCGTAATGTCCGCCTGGGTAATTTCAACCGCTCCGGCGGCTACATAGATACGGGCCAGGCTCTTTTCCTGGATAACATCATTATTTACCAGGTCCGGGGCCTGGGGATTGCTCGAAAAAGCACCCTCTAAGACGTAAATACTCGGTTTTCTTTCGGTTTCATCATTCCTTAATACAATGCGGTCAATCCTGGGAAGCGTTCCGCTTGCCTGGCTCAATGTTAGGGTCAGCGGTGCGGTGTTGTGAATGGTATGTAAATTGATATATGCGTACCCGGTCCGGGTGCCGCCGTCCACGGTTACTTCCATACTGCCGCCCTCTGCTGTGACCTGCAAATGACCGTATGCCACGCCCTCTTTATAGAACGGGGCTTTGTCCTCGTTCATGTCCTGGCCGTTGTACATATGCTCTTTATCGTTCAGATCGGTAGCATTGTAAAAAAATCCTCTTACTGCCATGGTCTTTTCCTCTCCTTTCTTTTATTCGTCCCATTTTATTGTAGTGGGTAGGGCGTCCCCAAAAGTGGGTACTACATACATCCCCCCGTATTCGTAAACCTCGCAAAGTTCCGTAATTCTAAGGTTCTGTGCGGTGTTCCACTTTTTCTTCTTAACGGTCACTACATCCCCCAGGTCATAGTCTTTTCCATAGATAAAATTCACATCCGCTTCTGCTTCCGCTTCAAAATTTTCAAATACCTTGTTTTCGTTAAGGTATTCCTGGCCCCTGGTTCTAAGGGCTTCCAGGTATTCGGCGTTTGTCAGTTCATCCTTGTTTATGTCCTTGGCGTCCAAAAATACTTCCCGTAAATCAAACCCGGTTCCGCCGCCCACGGTCACATAAACCCGGTCCGCTCCGTCCCCGGCTCCGCCCACAATGACCTTGGTTTTAAGGGTGGCGTCACTGTAATTATGCTTTGCCTGGTTCAAATTATCGTAACTTTCCGAAAAAATGACCCTGGGATTTTGACCTTGTGCCTGGGTACGGTCCACGCCCTTGTAGGTTTCAAAGGTCATGGTCTTTTTCTTAAAGTCCGGCACTACCCGGAACCCGATTTCTGCAAACTTCGCCAGTTTCGTAAGATATTCCAGGACATTCTTATAAGTTGCCTGGAATTGCACTTTTGTGGTGTCCCCGGTCATGGTTCCAATCTGCAAAAGCGGAATTTCTTCCATGCGGTTTATCATATAGCACATGGCGGCTTCCACGGTGCCGTTGAAATTAAACAGCGGTCCCGTTAAGCGGTCCCCCAGGTATACGGGAAGAAAATACCCGTTCCTGGTAATCTCATTTACCAGGGTGCTTTCTTCCTCGGTCTGATCTCCACGTATCACGGCGGCTTCCGCCTTATTGTCTCCCTTGGTTATGATATTTCCCGGCTGTAAAAGCCGCAAATTCTCCGTTGTGACCGGGCAATGAAGTTCAAAGGTGCCGCACTCATAATATTTTCGGTGCCATTGTAGGGATGTATGGTTTTCGATATGGCCCAGGCGTTTAAGGTTTCTGTCATAAACGTGTATTTCCATAATCACACCCCCAGATAAGAAATTCTGTAATATACCGATACGGAAAGGTAGTTTGTTCCCTCATCCGCCGTATAGGTCAATGTGTTGGTTCCGTCCTGCAACTGGATAAATTCCCCGTCCTCGTCCAGATATTCGTTTATCACGGTGCCGTACTTTTCAATAACAGTGTCCCAGTCAATGACCCCGTAATTGTCCTTGTGGTTCTCAATCTCTGCCTGGGTCACTCCGTCCAGAAGATAAGCGTTTTTCTTTCCCGTATAGGTATTGATAATCACATACTGGCCGGATGACATGATAAAATCATTATCCAGATAGCCCACCTTGGTAAATTCTCCGCTTTCGGTGTGGTAAATGGCCGGATTTTTCACGGCTCCGTCCGCCCGGAAAATCACAACAATACCTATGTTGTCCGCTCCGCTTTCGTTCTCGATCTCCTTTACCAAATCCGCTTCCCGGTGCCCAAATATGCGGCCCTCTTCCGGGAAGCACGCCGGAAAATAGAAATCACTCACCCAGGACGCCATAACCACTTCAATGTCTGCCAGGTCCTTAAAATACGGGTCCGTGCATTTAAGGGAAATGGTGTAATCACGCACCACACCCGTTGTAGCTCCCGGTATAATGCTTTCAACTTCGTATTCTATGGCCTTGGCTTCCCCGTCCTCTATATACTGCATGGTGCCGGTCCGCTTTATCGGGAATGTACGGTATAAAAGGTTTCGGTTTTCCTTGTAATTGCTTTCCATTTCCACGGTCAGGACAATATTTCTTTCCTTTGCCGTGGCTCCCTGGTAGGTGCTGCCGTCCGTTGTGGTGTTCTCGCTCGTTACCACATTGCTTTCTATCCCGTAAACGCCCTCTAAATCTACCAAGTGGAACGGCGTAAAATCATCCCAGGTAAAGGTAAGGGCCACGTTTTTGTCACTGGTGCATATTATTTTAATGTCCGACATAATCCCTTACCCCCTCTGTATTGCCAAAATCATGCTTCTGGTCTGTAACCTGGTCTGTCTCGCCGTTTCATACGGGCTTAAAGCCTTGGGGCTTGTAATATTGATCGTCTGGTTATAACTGCCCCTGCCGCCGCCTGCATTCTCCATGGCCTGGTTCTTTGCGCTGCCGGAAAGCGGCGTTACTACCGCCTTGCCGTTCACCATGCTTAAAAGTTCCGGTCCGGCTTCCGCTACCATGGCGGTGCCCTCTTTTAAGACGCCGCCCTTTGCCAGTCTCGGCAAAGATAAGGTGCCAATTTTCCCCAAGGAAACGCCCGGTATCTCATTGATAATTCCAATCACTCCGTTTATCATCCCGATAAACTTATTTACCACGCCCTCTATGGTCGCAAGGCAACTATTGATTGCGGATTTAAAGGCACCCCCAACGGCGGAACCGATTTTCACGCCTACGTCAACAAAACAACCCTTGATTTTCTCCCATAAACCAGAGAAGAAAGAAACCACGTTTGAAAAAGCGTTCACAACGCCCTGGTAGGCGTTTTGAAATGTGGTGCTGAACCAGGACGCCACATTTGAAAGGGCGGCCCGTATCTCCGTCCACCTGGCACCGAACCAGGAGCCAATGGACGCAAAGACGTTTGTTACATTCGTATAGGCATTTGTGAACATGGTAAGGAACCAGAACGCCACCGTGGCCAGGGCGTTCTTTATGTCCTGCCACCTGGCACCGAACCACTGGCCGATTGCCGCAAAGACGCCCGTTACGCCGTTATAGGCTTCCGTAAATCTGTTAGTGAACCATTGACCCACGCCCGTAAATATGGAAACTATGCTTGTCCATAGGCTTCGAAAAAAGGAAATGGCCGTATTTATCGCATTGGGTATTGTCTCCGTGAAAAAGGCCGCTATGGCTCCAAATACATTTGACGCCGTTTCTTTCACGGCTTCCCATATCGCAATCACCTTGTTTCTGAAATCCTCATTGGTTGCGAAAAGCGTCACTAATGCGGCCACCAGGGCGGCCACCACGGTTATTACAATCCCTATGGGATTGGCCGACATTGCCATATTCAAAAGTTTCTGCGCTATTGTCACTCCCTCGGTTGTGGTTTTCCAGACTTTAAAGGCCGCAATCAATCCTTGTATCATGTTGACTACATTCCACGCCAACATTCCGGCGGCAATCCCGGCAATAATGGAAATGATCTGCGTACCGTTCTTTGATACGAAAGGAATAAACTCCTTTACCTTTTCAATGACCGCAAGGACAACGGTTTTTACTTCCGGGATATTGTCCTTTACCTCTTTTAATACATCACTTATTACTGGCTGTAATTCCTCGCCTATTGGCTTCACAAGGTCAGCTTTGAGATTGCGGCCTAATTCTTCGATCTGGTTCCCCAGGTCATTGTATTTATTTTCATTTATCGTTCCCAGTGCGTCATTGGTGGCCGATATTTCCCCTTGCGTATTCACAAGGGCACGGATAGCGTCCTCGCCCAAATCTTCCCACTTGGTCCCGTACATAGTCACGCCTAAAAGATTTCTCTGTACTTCGTCATCACATGAGAAAAGCGCATTGTTTACAGTCTGAAAGGCTTCTTTGGCTCCCTCTCCGCCCTGTGCAAACTTTGTCTTTAAATCGTCCACATCAAGGCCCAACCGTTTAAATGCTTCGTCTGATGTTCCGTCTTTTGCTCTGATACCAAACTCTTTTACGGCGTCATTCAGATAATCCACCTGGAAAGTGCCGTTTTTGGCTCCGTTTGCTATCATATTAAAGGCCTCTTCCGCTGATAGGCCCATATCTGCATAGTAGACCGAATATTCCGCCAACTGGTCCGCCAAATCGCCGTTCTGGTTCAATCCTTTCTGCGCCCCCTGGGCCAAAAGGTTGTATGCTTCCTCTGCCGTTATTCCGAATTGCTTCATCATGGCATTTACGCCACGGACGCTTTCGTTTACATCAATGTCAAAGGTATCACGCATTAAAATGGCGTTTTCCGTTGTGTTTTTCAGTTCTTCGCCCGTCTGCCCGGTCTGCTGCTTCACGGCGGACATTGCCACGGCAATGTCGTTTATATCCTCACCGAAATTATCTTTATAAATGCTTAAAAGGGTTTCTTCCAACCCCTCAACTTCTGTGTCCGCCGCCCTGGTCTGGGTAATGACGGTATTTAATGCCTTGTCGCAATCTGTTTCAAACTTCGTTGCGTATGTAGCGGCGGCCACAAATCCGGCCCCTAGTGCCTTGGCCGCCGTCTCGGCTTTTTCGGCCAGCCCGGCCAGGCTTTCCTTGAATGACCCGGCCTTTTCCTCTGCCTTTTTCAGTTCCTCACCGGAAAGGCCGGAAGATTTTCCTAACTGTTCAATGGCCGTGTCCGTCTGCCTGGCGGCTTCCTCTAAGTCATCCAGTTCCAGTTTTCCTAACTGTTCAATGGCCGTGTCCGTCTGCCTGGCGGCTTCCTCTAAGTCATCCAGTTCCAGGCTTGTTTTCTCGATCTCACGCTTTAACGCCCGGTATTGTTCCTCTGATACCTCGCCCTTTTTAAATTGTTCCTGCACCTGGCTTTCGGCGTTTTTCAGAATATCCAGTTTTTCCTTGGTTTCTGCTATGGCGTCTTTTAAAAGTGTCTGCTTCTGTGCAAGGGCTTCTGTATTCTTCGGGTCCATCTTTAAAAGTTTATTTACTTCCCTTAACTCTGCCTGGGTGCTTCGCACCTCTTCATTTACGCCGGATAGGGCCTTGTCGAGTTTTGTGGTATCGCCGCCAATCTCGATTGTGATACCTTTTATATTGTTCGCCATGATTTAACCCCCTTTCCTCTTTATTTTCCTGCGTAATCCCTCACGGTCCGGCTTGGTCTGCTCTATACGCCAACAATTCTTTAGATATTCCCGGCCCTCTTCGGTCTTGGAATTTTCAAAAATCATTGCTTCACGCATGAAGAACAAATACACATCTATTTCCATTTCCTGGACTTCGTAAATGTCGATATGGCAATAATCCATAACCAATTTTTCCGGGCGTGTGACAAGGGTATATGGTATTTCATCCCCTTTATCCTGGCGTGGATAAAAGGGCATGATTAGTTTGGGTTCTGCTTCAACTCGTCCACAAATTCCATGTAGGCTTTAAGGATTGCCGTACACTCTTCAATGTCATAATCCGCCACATCCGCTTCCGTTACGGGTACCCGGCCCATATTGTTATTTAGGACTGCTGCCACAAGGCGGTAGATCGCCCCCGTGTCCTCAATTCCTGCGCTTTCCTCGTCTATGTCCTGAATTTCCTCAATGGCTTCAAAGACTTTCTTCTGCGGCATACGCACCACAATTTTCTTTCCCTTTTCTACCACATTGCCGTCCTTGTCCACCTTGTCCTTTAAAGTAAAGGGCCAGAATGTACGTTTTAATTTATTGCAATTAAATTCCTTTACTGCCATGGCCTTTGTCTCCTTTCATACAATAAGCGGCCTGGGTTCCTGCTCCCTGGCCGCTCTCATGGTCTTTACTGTCCGCTTGCGGCGGTTGCGTCCATTTCTTCCTGGTAGGTAATCAAAGTACCCTCTTTGTCCATTGGCTGCGCCTTAAATTCGGCGTCAATGACCGTTTCACTGTCCTTTGCAAAGGCAATCGTAAATCCGGCCTGGTTGTTGCCCACAATGGTAATTCTCACATCCCCGTCCTGTTCGTCCGCATGGACGAAATGAATGACATAACGCTTACCGTCCGCATTTCCAACGCCGCCGATCTTGACGGTTCGGATATTTTTTGTGGCGTCCTCGGTCACTCTTGCGGTCTGGCACAACTTCTTTAAAGTGGTTCCGCACCATGTCATAACGCCGGATTTAAAGGTTACTTCCTCTTCCGTAAGGATGACTTTGGAAACCTTTCCCATATCGTCCTTGGCTTCATAGAAAGAGGGCGCATACTCGATTTCTGCGCCGCCTTTGATATACCCCAGGCGGTTTTCTTCGGTTTCCAGTTCCTCGTTGCTCGGTAACGCTTCATTTGTGCCGCTAAACTCGGTACAATACAAATCACCGGACCCCAAAACAATGCTTTCCTTGTTCATGCTCTGCTTGCTCCTTTCATTTTGCTTAATAATCCTCTGATTTCATACGCCGTTTGAAAACAATCCTCGTCCGGGACTGGTGCCAGTAAAACGTCATATTCTACGTCCGGCAAAACCTCCGCTTCAAAAGCGGCGGCCAGTGTTTCCCGGTCCTCGTTATCCTGCTGCGTATAAAGTTCAAAGTCTATGTCCTGGGCTTTCAGATTATTAAAACCGTCCGCCCCTCTTGCTGCTTCGTGGGAAGATAACCAAACCATATACGGAAGTTCCGGCACTGGGTCATCCAGTGTTTCCTCAAATTGGTTTTTCGCAAGCGGCACGCTGTATTTTTCAGAAAATGCCTTTGCCCTTTTCACTAACTCGTTTACGTTTACGGTCATGTTATCCACCTACTTTCCGTTTAATTTTGGAAACGGCCAAATCTCCCAGGGTTTCGTTGACTGGTGCAATGTGTTCAAACGCCTTTACGTTTCCTATCTGTCTGCCGCCCCTGCGTAACTGGTGGCCCTTTTCCAGTAAGTGGGTCAACTGGTAATGCTTCTTGTTGTATACGCTGTACCCGTCCAATCCGGTGATGACGCTTGTTCGTGTACTCCGCTTGTCATAGGTCCAGTCTTTCGTATACTTCCCCGTTCTTTCCTTGTAGGGTCCGCCCTGATTCAAACTTCTGGCGGCTACGGCTGCCGTTTCTTCCAGGCTCTCATTTACCGCACGTTTTAATTCTCCATTGCTCCAATTTTCCAGTTCGGCTTTTATGGCTTCGTCCAGGCCGTCAATGCTTGTTCTCAACCTTTGCCCACCCTCTCCCCGGCGTAAAGTTCGATTTTGCCGCTGCTTTTCGGCCCATACGTCCGATAGATAGCCATTTTATGGCCGTCCACCATGATTTCTTCCTGGCCGTCATATTCAAAGCCCCATACTTCAATCATCATGGACGCCTTGAAACCTTTTTGCCCGGCGGCTGTAAACTCGTCACGGCCTGCCGGGTTGATCTCTCCGAATATCTCTTTTTCCACATACTCGGATTGGTTCTTTTTAACTAACAGTGTCACTATTGCTTCTATGGTAGCCGCCCCCTTTGATTTTCGTACAAATCATGTCATAGGCTTCCATTAACTCGCCGTGGTTCTCCGGGTTCCCGAAATTGGCTTTTGCATATACCAAAGCGGCTTCGATAATCAACGGGTCTGTGATGTTCTCCGGGTCCAGGTAAGAAGAGTGTACGCCGATACGTTTCAAGTCTGCCAGGGCCACGTTTATAAGTTGCTCCACATCCTCGTCCAGAGTATCGGCGGACATTTTACGCAACCGTAACTTTGCTTTTGCTATCAGTTCGTCTTTTTTCATTGTCCGCCGCCTTTCTTAACTTCCGCCTTTAGTCATTGTTTGCCGCCTGGTTCTTCACACGGATAAAGCCGTTTTTGGCTACCACGTTACCGCCCATGAATACACACGCCTTATAAGCGATCTGGCCCTGCTTAAATTTGTATTCTGTGGACTTCTGGGCGTCAATGTCGGAAAAAATGGCAACTTCATAGTTGGAAAGCGGACCATATGCCATACAATAGGCCCCTGCGGTGCCGCCGATCTCGCCGCAAGCGGAATTGATAATATAAGGCACCTCGTCAATGGTCCCGGTGTTTCCATGGTTTACAATGGTGTAAACCTTGCGGCCCTGCTTATCTCTCAACTTCGCAAACTTTTTAAGGTCTTTCTTGTTGAGGATTAACACGGCCACATCCTCCACATCCTCGTCACCACCGAAAGAGTAAATGATCTCGTCCAGGGTGCCGTCATCAATGGCGGTAATCGTGGTAATGTCCGTGTTGCGGTCTATAATGTCATCTGCGGCGGTGGTAGGATTAAAGAAAATTCCACGGAATTTTCCGGTTCCTCCCGGACCAACCAAAATCTGACGGGAAGCGTAACGCTTGATCGCACGGGTCACGCTCTCTTCCACCACGCCGTCATAGTCGGCGTCCGTCAATTTCTGCATTTCTTCCGGTTCCTCTGCGTATGCCGTGATTTTCTCACGTACAATGTCAGCGTAACCAAATTCCGGTTCGGAAGTGTTGTAATCGGCGTTTTCTGCCGTGCTTCCGGCTCTGTCCCCGTAAGACTTCACAAAAGGCCGCTGATAACTTTCACCGCCTACCAGGGGCACGGTCTTGACCCGATCAATGAGGGAAGAAACATTGTTGAAAGTCGGGGAAATATCCGGGCTTGTGTGTTTCGGCATAACAACGCCCGTTGCCGTGGAAAGGGTGTTTTTAATCCCGGCCAGGGCCTTGCCTTTAAAGATCGCTTTCTTGCCGTCCTTTAAGGTCTTTCCTCTTTTGGCTTTCTCCTGGTCCTGCGGTTCCTGGTTTCCCTCTCCGGCCCCGCCGCCCCCGTCCGGGTCTGCGGCTCCTGCTGCCGCTGCGGCGGCCATTAACTCTTCCCTGTCTTTGATCTCGTCCAAAATCTCGCCAATGGTCCTTGCTTCGTCCATGGCGTCCGTCAACTCCTGGCCGGAAAGCGTCTGTGCGTTCTTGCCCAGTTCGGCCAGTCTGTTTTTAAGGTCCTTTTTGGACATTTTCAGTAACTCTTCTCTAGTCATGTGATGTTCTCCTTTCATATCCTGCTTACTGGCCCATGTGCGCCATAGTAAGTTCAATAATTTTGTTCCGCTTCTCCCGGTCCGCTTCCTGGTCCTGCTGCCCGTCCGGCTTTTTCCCGGAAAGAAGTTTTTCCGGTACATTGCGGCAATACAATTCCGTGTAGTCCTGCACGGCTGCCGCCACGGTGTTTTCTTCTCCCACCTTTACCCGGAAATACTGGGCGGCCTGGGTGCCATTTAACCAGGTTTCCGCTTCCATGAGTTCCTTTACCGTCTCAATGGTTACGCCCTCGGCCAAATGTTCTTCATAGATCGCCCAAATGCCGCTTTCCACGGCGTCCAGGGTGTCCGCCATTTTCCGCAACTCGGTGGCATTTCCCTCGCACCCTGCCCATGGCTTATGTATCATCAGATAAGCATTGGACGGGATTGTGGGCATATCGCTGTCCGCAAATGCGATAACGGAAGCAATGGACCCGGCCAGGGCGTCAACGTATACGGTTTTCTTTCCCGTGTAGCGTTTCAGCATATTGTAAATGGCAATCCCGGCAAATACGGAACCGCCGCCGGAATTGATATAGATGTTTAAATCCTTTCCGTTGGCTTCCGCAAGGAAATTCTTGATTGCTTCCGGGTACTGGTCCTCTTCCTGCCACGCTCCCCACCAATCGCTTACAATGTCCCCGTAAAAATAAAGGTCCACGCTTGTGTCTGTGGCGTTCTTAAATTCATAGAATTTTTCCACCGTGGCCTTTGCCGGGTCCCTGCAAAGATTGAATTTACTTTTTGCTTTCGGCATATCCTTAACCCCCTTTCATAGTCTGATAATAAGCACGGACGGCGGCGGCCATTGCCTGGCGTTGTCTGTCTTTCTGCCCGTTGTCCTGGCCCTCCTGCCCTATCTGGTAAAGGCTCTGATCTCCGGCTTTTACATAGTTCAGTGATACCATTCTTACGTCTCCGTCCTCTACCGGGCCGTAATACATAAGTTCCCGGTATTCGTTGATTGTCATTGCCCCACGGTCAAACATATTTCCGCCGATTGTGTCACGGGTCTGTAACGTGGCGTACTGCAAAAGATTGGCCGTAAACTCAATCTTGTTTCCAAAACCGATTTCCCTGGGCGTCAAAAGTTTAAAAGTAAACTCATATCCCAGTTGGATAGCGATAGGCTCAATGACATTTTCGTAAAAACTAATCCATTCCTGGTCTGAAAGAGTGGAAGTCAAAACCTTTTCATTAACTCCGTAATAGCGGTATACGTTATCACGTAAGAATGAAATTTGACTTACTGGCACGTTTGCCGTGCGCTGTGCGATCTCTTTAAACTCCACGGTGCTGTCTATGGCGGCAATACCCCCGGCGTTGTCAGAGTTCATATAAGCGTCCTGGAAATCCTTTGCAACCTGTTTCAATTCCTTATTGTCTGCCAGATTGTTGTATTTCAAATATCCGGCCAGTGAATTAGAACGGTTTACAATGTTCTTCACGATTTCCCCGGACGTCTCCACAAGGTCCAGGCTCCGTTTTAACTCAATATCCGGGGAAGTCCCCAGGAACCGTTTTTTGTTGTACCTTGCCTTTATGTGGATGACGTTCTGGTAAGGGACCGTATAGGTTTCCCCGTCATAATCCCACCGGAAGCGGAAAAGGATATTGTGCTTGTCATCCTCGAATATGCGAAAACTCTTTGTGGTAATCGGCTGTATACTCTGTACCCTCGTAAAATCGTCATTGTAGAAAATCACGGAAAAGGAATTGGAAGTATAAACCAGGTCCGCCGCAATGCGGTATAAAAAATCATAGGTTGACATTTCCGGGCATGGCCGCAAGGTCAAAAGCCGGGCCAGGTAATCGTTTTTAATCGTCATCCCCTTTTCATCCTTTCGGATGACCTGGGGCTGTAACTTTCCTACGTTCTTGGCTATGGCGTCCGCAATGGCTCCCACAATATCGTTATCCCGTAAAGTTCCCGTTGGAACATATTCCCCACGGCTCAATAAAAGCGGTCTGTACTTTGCCTTATAGGCTCCGAATATGTTTGCTATAATTCCCGTATCAATACCCCCTTTCCACAAAAATAAGCCCATGGAATACATCCATGGACCTATTGTAAAATTATTCGTGTTGAAATTCTGACCCACTTTAAAATCCTGCTGCCGGGCGGCTTCTATGCCGCTTCGTTTAACAGTTTCTTGCCTATCTCGCTATGGTATTTTGAAACCATAGCCATAGCGTCAAAGACGGAAACCGCCCCGTCTATCCTCATGCGCTTTTCAATCTTCACTGGCTTCATGCGGCTATCATTCATGTTGATCTCCACGGCCACGTTAAGAAGATGTGACGCCAAAAGGGTATTGTCTCCCAGGTTATACTTACCGTCTTTTAAATCCCCTTCAAATTGGTGTAGGATTGGCGTTAAGTTCGTGCCCTGGTAAACGTCATCTGTTTGGAACCCGGCCATTTTAAGGTCATCCACCAGATACCCGGCCATGTATCGGTCATACCCGATTTTTAACGGCCTTATCTTGTAAACTTTTACCAGGTCCACAAACCATTTATACACATCCTTGTAATCCACCTGGTTTTCCCCGGATATTTCCAAAAGTCCCTTTTCCAGATATATATTGTATGGCACGTTATCTTCATTCACGGCCACTTCATAGCGTTTCTTTGGCATATAGAATTTTGTAATCACATTCCATTTTCCGTTCTTCCAGATAACGATTGACGCCGCCGTTAAGTCCGTGGTCCTGGAAAGGTCTATGCCCCCAACGCAATAGCACCCCCGGAAATCTTCCAGGGAAAGGCGTATGTCCTCATTTACCGCTTTCATCACATCCCAGTAATCCAACCACGCCACACTGGAATTTTGCTTGATATTACAATACTTTGTGAGAAACTCCACTTTCTTTGAAAGGGACGCCCTTGCAATCTCTATCTGCTCTATGTAAAATTCCTCTGTTACGGACACGCCCAGGTTCGGATTGCTCTTTTTTAATTCCTCTATGCTGTCCCATGCTTCGATATTGTCAATCATGTAGAGGAACGGCAATATTCTGGTTTCTTTGGAATTGCCTTTTAAGAATGACGTTGCACGCCGCATGAGTTCGTCATAAATACCGTCATTGATATATCCGGCTGTGGATATGGACAAAATAAGCGGCTGCTTTCTGGCTCCCAGTGCGGAAGTCATAACCTCATACTGTTTTAGGCCTTGATCTCCCGGCCAGGCTTCCATTTCATCATTGACAACCATTTGAGGATTGAAACCGTCCGATTTCCTGGAGTTAAAGGCAATCTTCTTTACACTGGTGTTAAACTCTTTGATATAAATATCACTGCGGCGTTTCTTGGTTATGCTTTCCAGTTCGTCATCTGCCTGGACGATCTGGTAAAAGGCGTCATACACAAGGTCCGCCTGGTCCAATTTAGGGGCCAGGAAATAAACCTTTGCCCCATACTCGCCGTCTATATATGCCATGTACGCCGCAATAGCGGCGGCGAACAATGTTTTTCCGTTCTTACGGGCAACAACAATGAAAACCTCTCTAAACTGTCTGTACCCGGTTTTTTTATCCATAATGCCAAAAATGGCGGAAACTATGGCCTTTTGCCATAGTTCCAATTTCAGTAAATCGTTTCTGCCCTCGGAATGGTGGCAAAAGTTTTCTATAAAGTTTATGGCCTTATTGGCCTTGTCCTCGTCAAAATCCCACTTGCCACTTTTTAAACCATTTACCAGTATTTTGTAAATGGTTCTTATCCACTTGCCTACCGTTACGGTGCCGCTTTGTATGGCTTCCCAATACTGAAAAATATAATTGTTATCCATTCCGTAGGGCTGCCAGTCTGCTTATATTTTTCTTTTCTTTCGGCGGCAAATACTCAATAAGCGTGTGAATAATCGCCGTATATTGGCGTGAATATTTTTCATAAATCGTGGCGGACGGGTGGGCTTTTACAAATTTCTGGGAAGCGTTCACCGTCTCCGTTGTAAGGCCCTCTTTTTTCAATTCTTCTTTCGCCTGGTAGCACGCCACTTTTAAAAAAGCGGCTTCCTCAACAAGCGAATTTACAAGGTTTTTCTTGTCCTCGTCATCTATCCCGGCGAACATTGGCGTAAGAAATTCAATCTCTTTCTTAATCCTCGCATTTGTCAGTTTGTTGGTTCTTTTTGGGGCTTTCTTCTCGTTACTTTTCGTATTTTCTGCCATATTCTAACCCCCCCTCATATGCGTGCGACCCTGCGGAGTTTTTTTGAAGTATCTCCCTCGGTTCTTTCGCCCTCGTCCAAAATTGACCCCCTGGGGGGAGTGTCTTTCTTCTCCTGGCCTTTCGGCGGAAGTAATCCGCCGTTACTATCAAACCGATAACGATTGTTTGGCTTTGCCTTATGCTCTTTGTTATGGCAATCCTCGCAAAGATATTCCAGGTTGTCCAGGTTAAGGGTCACTCCTGGGTCATGGATGTTTCCCGGCGTGATATAATTCTTGTGATGAACGATCACACCAGGCCGATAAAGTCCGGCGGCTCTGCACCGCTCGCACAATCCATTGGCCCGTTTAATGACCGTCTGCCTGGCTTTCTTCCAGGCCGTTGATTTATAAAAATCTTTTGCATATTCTTTCAACTGCTGCCACCGTCCTTTTTCTCATGCTCAAAGGCTTATAGATGTATTCCACCTATAAGCCCATGATAGTATAAATCGTTTTGACATTCTGACCCACTTACTGGGTGTCCTGCTGCCGCTCTGGCCTTTCATGTTCTGGTAACATATCCATGGCGGACGCCACCCGTTTAATAAATTCCTGGCGGTATTCATAGAATTGGCGGCGGCCACACAAGGCGTCTGCTATGTACTCATAAGGCATATTATAAACAATGCTCTTATAAATCTTCTCCTGCATTTGCCGCCGTGCCCGGACGCTCTTAATATTCCCACAAGAAGCACACAAGGCATTGTCTACGATTTTGACCGCCTGGAAATCAAAAGCACTTGCGTTTCCGGTCTTTATTCTCTTTTTCCTTTTCTCGTTGCCTTGTATGATACTACGGGCTATTGCCTTAACATCAGCGTCCAGTTTCTCCAATCCTCTGCCCTCCGCTATTCCTCATAGGTTTTCTTTGAAGTCTCGGACCTCTCTACCTCGATACTCTCCTTTGCCATTTTGGCAACCCTGGCCTTTACGCCCTGGCCTACGTCAATGGTTATTCCTTTCATCTGCTTTTCCTCTATGGCGTCCACCACCAGAAACATGATCGCCACCACATCCTGGTCTATGGGTCTTTCCGCTGCTTCCCCGAAAAGTTCCTTGATACGGTTCTTTGCTTTCCGCACACGCTCTTTACTCTCTGCGTATTTCTTGGCTGCTTCACACTCGCACTTACATGTCACGGCTTCGTCAATGTCTGCTTGGCTCCACCCGGCCAAAGCCTGAACCATTCCGGCCTGGCCGCAATAACGACAATATCCCGTCTGGCTCTCCACGCCGTCCGACACTTCCCGGCTTTCCTCTTGCTCCATTTCTCTTAAATCCTCTTCCGGTATCTCATGGCCGCCGTCCGTCCGTTTTTTTGTCATGGCTTATTCTCCTTTCTCTGCGCCCTTTTTATATGCTTCCATGGCAACGGCAAGGACCGCCGCCGATTGTTCAAGCGTCAACTGCTGCCCCTTTGCCAAAAGGGCCAGGTTTTGATTTATGGTTTCTAAAGTATCGGCCAGGGAAAGCCCTTTTATCGGCTTCCCGGCGGAAAGGTTGATAATAGCCTTTGTAATCGGCCTTTTAAAACTCCCGTCAACTGCTGCCATGTTGGAAAACAATACGGCTTCCGCTCTTGTCCTGGCGTGCTTCTCGCAATTTTGGCAAGGCTCCCGGCTGAACATATGCCCAGGCAAGGCCACGCCGTCACACTTCCCGTCTATCCACGGGGCATTTAAGCACTTGGCAAGCGGCATTTTATCCGGGTCCTGCAAATAGTCCAGGATCGCCGCCTTTGCTTCCTCGGCTCCATAGCACACCACCGTTTTATAGCCCTGCTGCCGCAATGCTGCCATATAATCGTCCTGGTCCTGCGTGGTCTTATTCCTGCCGTATTTCATTTCCAGGTAAAGCCCGTGGAAGTTGTGGCTTGCTACGGGCAAGCATACATCCGGCACGCCGTTCTTTAGGCCCATGGCCTTTAATACCGCCCCGTTGGTCCGCTTCCCCTCGTTTGGTACATGGTACATGAGGGAAAGGCACGGCAAGGCGTGTTTGTTGTTCTCTGCCCAGTTGAAAAGCGTTATCTGCTCCGTGGTTTCCCCTCTCTTCATGTTCTGCAATTTCATGTATAGGCCCCCTATTCTACCAATGTTTCACTTAACCAACCGCATTTTCTACACTCAAAATTCCAACATCCTATGCCCTCTGTGGTCGCTCTGTCATAGGCGGCTGCTTTTTCTCTGTTGCTCATTTTGTACGGTCTATTTGTTGAAGTATCAATATACTTTCCCGTATTGGCGTCCTCTGATTTACTCAATGCTGCACTGGTATGCACTGTTATTTTTTTACTTCCGCAAATCGGACAATAATAAATCCCGTTTTGGTAAACAATCTCTTTTTTCTCGCTCATATCTTTTTAACCCTCGTCTATGGCATATTCCCGTTTACGCCGCTTACAATCTTCCAACATCCGTTCCAAAATGCCCACTTCCTCGTCATTTAACCAGGTATAATATTTTTCGATCATCTTGACAGCGTGCAATTTCCGGGCATTGGCCTTTTTTTCCTCGGTTGTGTCTGTATCTGACACATTGGCTTCCCTGGTTTCCTCTTCCTTGGTCTTGCGGTGCTTCTTTTCCTCGGTCATGGCCTTTATTTCCTCGGCTCCCAGGCCGCCCTTGTCCTCTGCCGCTTTGGCAATCTCCCTTTGGGTGCCCTCGTCCGCTTTCGCCGCTTCCATGGCCGCCGTTATTCCCAGGTTTCCGTTTTTAAACTGTTCTTTGACTTCCGGCGTGGCGTTATCGTGAATTGTGTTTAAGGTTCTGATTTTCGGCACCTTTTCCCCCATGACAGCGGCCACATAATCCCGTACCCGTTCCCCGGCTTCCAGAATTAAAAGCCCCTCTTTCCTGGCCTGGGTTAAAACCTCTTTCCAGTCTGCCGCCTGGGTCATCAGATCATAGTCTGTCATTTTCCGGTTGAAAGTGTTTCCCACCAGAAGCGCAATTCTAAATTCTATTTCCGTCATGTCCTTATAGCGGCACTTTATATTTTCAAATTCCGCCTTACCCTCGGAAACCAGGATTTTGATACCACCCAGGCGGCGGTGGCCGGAAACAAGCCAGTATTCCCCGTTCACACGGCCCAGAACAAGCGGCTGCTGTAATCCGCCCATTTCAATGCCCGTTGCCATTTCCTGTAACTCGTCCATGCTGTATTTATTGTGTTTTGTAACCACAATATCCTGGTAATTTACCACAATGTCCTGGTAGTCCTTATTCTCCCCTGCTTCCGCCCTGGTGGCGGCGTTCATAATATCCAGAATATTAAAAGCCATGTCCTTAACTCCTTTCCTCTGCTGCCAGGTTCCCAAATTTCTGCACGTACTCCGCCGCAAAGGCTTTGTAATCCTGGGCGGCTCCGCTGCGTATGCTGTAATGTAAAGGCGTCTTGCGGTAAAATGTGGCGTCCTTTGCTTTCTTGGAATGTCTGATTTTCTGCCGGAACACGGGACAACCGCTTTTTGTCCTTATCCAAATTTCCGCCGCTTCGCTTGTGTCTGACCGCTCATAATCCGTTATGAGGACCCCGGCCAGTCTGGCCCGTGGATTAAGTGCCCTTATCTGGTCTATCTGTTCTGTCAGTTCTTCCAGGCCGTCCAGAGAATAGGCGTCAAGGCATACGGGTATGATGATTTCATCCGCCGCCACCATGGCGTTTATAACGTTCATTCCCAAATCCGGCGGATTGTCGATAATGCAATAATCATACTGGCCGTCAATCTCTTCCAGGGCGGATTTATAGCGGTCATGCTGTGCGTTCACGGTATCGGCCTTTATTTCCAGTTCCGCCAACTCCATGAAGTAATTACAAGTTACAATGTCCAGGTTTTCCGCCTGGGTGTCCCGGATGTTCCCGGCTATCCGCCCGGTTTTGATAATCTGGCACGCTCCGGCTTCCCTCTCCCGATCATAAACCCCGAAAAGCCGGGAAGCGTTCCCCTGCTTGTCATTGTCAAATAACAATATCCTGCTGCCGGGCCGTTTTCTTCTCTTGTCTCCCTCTGCCAGTAATTCCGCAAGGGAAACGGCGGTGGTGGTCTTTGCAACGCCGCCCTTTAAGTTAATGATTGCCACTGTTTTTATTTCCTTTGTCTCGCTCCTTTCGCTCCTGGTCTAACCATACGGGCGTAAATATAAAACGCCGCATTGATACCGTTGTACTTAACCTCTGCGTCCAGGAATTTATAACCTGGGTAAGCCTTTTCCATTTGCGCTTTCAGTTCTTCGTGGTCCTTTGCCATTTTCTCCACTCTGGCTTTCTTGAATTTTGAATAACTGCGGCTTGGCTCCGGCGGCTTTTTCAGATTTTTGGACGGGCACCACCGTTTTGTCCCGTGTGGGTTCTGTGTTATGTACGTGGCAAGGCCAGTAATTAAAAAATCGTCATCCGGCTTTATCCGGCGTGTGTTCGGTCTGTCACATTTTCCCCATAACTCTTCCAACTCGTCCCGGTCTACTCCGTCCCCGGATAACAGAATGTGAAAATGCGGCCTTTTGTAGCCGTCCATTGCCAGAATATAGATATACTTCGTGTTTTCAAGCCCGGCTTTCTTCCGGCGGCGGTTTATCCGCTTGATGAAATTCTGTATATCTTTCCTGGCTCTCTCTTCGCTATCTGGCAAACAATCATCATTCCACCCAAACGTGGCCCAAATGTCCCCCTTTCCAAAATTGATATTTGCCAGGCGTATGAGATAACGCCGGGCGTTCTTATCGTTTAGGTTCTTCTGTGACGGCCTGGTTTCCCGTTTCTGCTTCGTCACTGGTACGTCCTTTTTATCTTTGAATGACGGGTAAACCTGGGCTTCTAACAGAGTAGTGCCGCTTTTGATATTCTCGGACTTCGTGGTGGTGGTCCTATAAAGGCACTCCACTTTCCCGTCTTTCATCAGGCGTTCCAACTCCCATTCTTCCAGGGTGTCTATCTGCTTTTGGTATGCTTCCTCATAATCGTAGTCATCATAGAGTTTTTTTTTCATAGTTCCCCACCTTTATGTAAAACCTCTGCCCCTGCCCCTCTGCCTGGTTCCCTTATGTCCTCTATATCAATGATCTGTATAGGTGTCCGGTTTGTTAATACCCATTACAAGGACGGGGAAGCGGTGCCGCTCCATTCAAAATTCAATCAACCATATCGTTTCCGGCCCTGGCAAACGCCACGCAAACCAGGACGCCCAGGGCCGCCAAAACCAGAGTGGCCGCCCCTGCTATCGTCAAAACAATCCTTACCGCCATAACTGCCGCCTTTCTTTCCTATATATAGTAGAAAACGCTTTATTTTCTCTATATCTTGTGCTATAATATGGGTGTTAAGTTCCAACCCGGTTGTTTTGGTTCCCCACCTTGCAACCGGGTTTCGCTTTGCCCTTATTCAATCCCTGCTTCTCGCATTTCTTTTTGTATCGCCTGGATTTCCTCATGTGACTTTTTCCATTTTGATATGTAGCCCTCACAATCCGGCGTATCTCTCAATTTGCTTATCCTGGCGCCGCCGGAATGTCCGGCCAGTTTGGAAAGGTGCTTGCTGCACTTCGTATTGATACAGCGGTTGTCACAAAACTTTGGGAAATCATTTCCGTTTATAATAATTAAGGGTCTGCCCATTATTTAACCTCGCTTTCCTGCCTATGCTTCCGGCAACTCTCCGAATAGGCTTTCGTATATCGGCGTTGCAAATCTCGTTAAAAGTTCCCTGGCTTCCTCTTCCGTTATGGCTTCGCCCATGGCTTTGCTGTAATCCACTTCATGGGTCAAAAGCCAGTTTCCTTTCTCTGACTTCCACAACTCACATTCATAGACCCGGCCCACTTCTTTGCCCGGATATGCGGCACGGGTCCAAATATTATCTATCTGATACCATTTCTTTACCTTTGCCACATTTTCCATGTTGTCGGTGTTGTACTTCATTCCTTTAATTACAAATTGCATTACACGCCCTCGCTTTCCAGTCCTCTGATTGTTTCATACTTTGCGTATAAAATTCTAATCAGTTCCGCACGATACCCCGGCGTAATAAGTCCGGCGGCTTCTTTCTCGTAAATCTTCCCGGTCACAAATCCGGCCCTAAAGTCTAATTCCGCCAAACTCTGGTAATTTCCCAGTTCCTTGTCAATCATTGACATAATGGCCCGTACTTCTCTTTTTACGGCCAGGTTCCGGTCAAGTTCCCCGGCTTCCGGCTTCTCCCGGCGGTTCCTCCTGCTGCCCCGGATAAAGTCCGGCGTTGTCCGGCTCCGCTCATTATCTAAAATCATTGCAAGTGTATTTCCCATGTTAAGTTCCTCGCTTTCTTTCCTACTGGTTCACATACTCGCCCACAATGTCCATCACTTTATTCATAATGGTTTCCAACTCGCTTACGCTCATGGCCTTGTCATCAATATAGAAATCCGCATATATTTTCCTTGTGTCATTGCCCTACCTTGCCACCTGCTCCGGCAACGGCTCATTTATGGCGTCAAACTGTAACCCCTGGCCGTGGCACCACTCCACCGCCGCTTCCAGATCACGCCCTGTTCTGCTTGTCCATAAAATGACCTTGTGACCATTTGCTTTCAGCATTTTAACCGCCGCTACCACCTTGCGTTTTGGCTCCACAATTTCCGGGAACCTGGTAACGGCCAGAGTTCCGTCAAAGTCAACCGCATAGATCGCCATTTGTTCCGTCTCCTTTCGTGGTTTTTGTTTGCCCCTGGCTCATTTCATACTTTAAGAGCATGGCCGCCGTCTGTATCATTTCACAAGCGGCGTCAATGGCCTGGTTGTAAATGGCTGTTGGCGTTGTATCGTCATCCAGGAAGCACGCTATTTCTTTGCCCTTTACCCGGTCCCATAACACGGCCAGGGAAGAATTTACATTTTCCATTGCTTCTTGGGCTTCCTGGGCTTCATCATCTGACGGTGTGTATTGGCTTCCGTCCTCGCACTGTCCACAAATTGGTAAGTCTTTCCCTTTCCTATGGTGAAAGCAAGTTCCGCAACTCCAATAATCACGGTCCGGCTTGGTCTGCGGCTTCTGCCCGTCTGCTTCCGTATGGTCTTTCTTGCTTCCAAAATCCATACATACGTTAATTGACGGCATTTTTCCCCAAGCTTCCATTGCCTTTTTCAGTTCTTCAAGTGACGCTTTCGCTCTTTCCCGGCTCTCTTCCTGGTTCTCCTTTATCGTCCGTAATTCCTCAATGCGATTTTGGGCCAGGGTATCAATAAGGCGGTGCAAAGAGGCGGCGGCACTTTCCACGCCGTTTTCTTTCATCCAGGCTTCAAATATGGAGACAACCGCCCCGGTGATCTGTTCATATTCAGAATGAAAGCCCGTGTCCTCTTCCTCTGCTTCCAGTTCATTAAGAAAATCCGGCCTTTTCCCGGTAATCATTGCCTGGATATAAAAGCCCGGCACCTCCGCCTTTACGGCATTGGTGATTAAATCCGCCTTTGCTGCTTCACGCATAAGGTTGTAATATTCCGTGTGCTTCATTTCCACGGTCCCGTCACTTGTGCTTCCAGTTCATTAAGAAAATCCGGCCTTTTCCCGGTAATCATTGCCTGGATATAAAAGCCCGGCACCTCCGCCTTTACGGCATTGGTGATTAAATCCGCCTTTGCTGCTTCACGCATAAGGTTGTAATATTCCGTGTGCTTCATTTCCACGGTCCCGTCACTTGTAAATCTGTCTAAAAATCCCATGTTCAAATCCTTTCTTATCTGTGAATAGGTGTACTAAAGGTATAAAGCGGCTCTTCCGTTTCCGCCGCTTCCCGGTTTCTGTAAAACATAATGGAAAAACGCTCCTGGCCCTCTTCATCCAGTCCCCGGTGGGTAATCGCTTCAAAACCATAACGGGCGTTAAGCCTTGCCCCGTATACGGTGTCTGCCAATTTTGCAATCTCACGGCTTCCCAGGGTCACGCCCTGATCTGCCAACTGCTGCCACCGTTTAAATGTCTTGTCCAGGTATTCCAGAAAATCCGGCTCCATAATTCCGTTTAGTGGTGTCATGTTCTTTTCCTTTCTTTCCCGGTCCTATGCCCGTTTACCCAGGCACGCCGCCGCATAATCTTCTTTATTCTGGCAAGCCTGGCTTTAAATCCTGGCAAGTCCTCAATCTTTACCGTCACTGTCATTTCTGCCATGCTTCGTTCTCCTATAAATAAATGGTGTTGTATAGGCTCATTTGCAAATCCGCAAAGGAATATTCCGGCGTTTCCCATGGCTGTAATGGTGCCATAAGTCCACGCTTTTTCCATTCCTTGTGTCTTATCTCCGGCGTTGCACTGAACCGCTTCACTTCTGCGTCCATAAGTTCTTCCAGATTTTCAGCGTGTTGTATAAGGGCCAAATATCCCGTATAAACCGCCTTGTCATCCTTTACAATTCTTATCCGGTCCGGGTTACTGAATACGGTTAAAAATTCCCGTAATTTCATAACGGCCACCCATATTTGTGGAAATAGACGGAAGCGCCTATAAAAGCGATCATCATAGCCAGGCCCAGGACTCCAAAGAATATACGGCGGCCTTTCGGGCTTTCATTGGCTCCCAGGGCGTAAATAATGGCTGTCCCGGCCAATGCCAGGTATAAAATTACTCCGCCGCCGGTGATGATAAGTAAAATTACAATCATTCCGAACACTTCTAAATTTGTCATGCTTCATTCCTCGCTTTCCACTTTCTTTATGCCGATAAAAACACGCTCCGCACACGGAACCGCTATACTATTCCCCAGGGCCATATAACGGGCATTGTCTGACATTTCTTTGCCGCTTGCCCCGTATCTGGTCCATTCATCCGGGAAACCGTCCAGGCGTTCACATTCAAGCGGCGTAAGGCGGCGGACCCGGTATTTTACCGCCTGGGCAATGCGTTCCAATATCACGGCCAGTGTTTCGCTTCCCCCTCCTGCTGCCCCACGGCTCTTTTTCAGAGTGCCCACGCCCTCTTTATACTCGCCATAGCCGCTTTGCGTAAATCCTGCCACTACTGCCGTGGCGTTCTTTGACGTAATTGTTGGCGTGGCTTCCTCTGTGTAGCCTATCCCTCTGGCCTTTGCTCCTGCTTTTGGAAGAAACCCGGCGGCGTATGCTACGGCGTGCCGGTCCGCTCCCGTAAGCGTTGGGGCGGTGTCCTGGTTTATCCCCAGTTGATTGCCGCCGCCTTTTCCTATCCGGCCAATGACATTTCCGGCAATGGTATAAACCGGAAGCAAATATAAACCCGTTTTGCCACCGCCGCCCCCGGCGTTTCCCATGAGCGTTACACTCTGCTTTGCGTTTATGTAAATTCTGTCAGCGGTACGGCCAAAATCTAATTTCATTTGCCCGTCTGCGTCCTCTGCCATTCCTCTGCAATCCGTTCCAGTAACGCTATTTTCAGAATGACCGGAATTTCCTTGTTTCTCGCTTCTGCCCTGCGGATGATACCCCAACACGCTTTCGCACTCAAAAAGTATTTGTCCGGCACATCCGTTTCCAAAATCATTGACAAGGTAGATACGTTTTCTACGTTGGGGCACTCCCCAAAATTGGGCGTCAAGCAATCTCCATGCTGTACACTGAATGTCCCCCCCCTGGTCCCTCAATTCCAACCATTCCGGCATTTGCCCACTTTCCACTTTTAGGCATTGGAATGTTGCTCTTTGTGATTTCTTCCAGGACCCGGCGGAAGTCCTCGCCTTTATTGCCTGAAAAAGCCCCGGCCACATTTTCCCATATGATATATTTTGGATATTGTCCATTTGTCTTTTCCCTCATTTCCCTGGTTATTCTCACGGCTTCCATGAATAGGCCGGACCGGCTCCCAGTAATTCCGACCTGCTTCCCGGCCACGCTCAAATCCTGGCAAGGGCTTCCAAAACTGATAATATCCACCACGGGGATTTTGTCCCCGTGTATCTTCGTAATGTCTCCCAGTTGCAACGCTTCCGGGAAATGCCGCTTTGCTATGTCTATGCAATCCGGTTCTATCTCGCTGACCCACACGGTTTTTATCCCCTGCCGCCGGGCTGCCAATGGGAACCCGGCTATTCCGTCAAAAAGACTTCCCAGTGTCATTTCTGCCATGGCTACACCTCATAGGGAAGAGAGTAAACAATCATAACAGAATAGATTGTTGTGTACCCTCCTATCCTATCCCCACGAATGTGCGGAACCGTGCAAACGGTATATTTCATGTCCCTAATTTTCTGGCCCCCTGCTTCTAGGTCTGCCAGGGTCTTGTTTACCTTGGCTTCCAGGTCTTTAAGGTCCGTATCTTTTTCTAAAATGATTTTCATATTAAGTTCCTCGCTTTCCGCTATATCCGCCGTACTTTCTGCAACGTGGACAAATAACGCTTTTCCCGATACTCCACCCGGCTTTCCTGGCATATGCTACCAGGTGCGTTTTAGAGGGTAGCCACTCGCCGTTTGTCCGTCTATACTCCACGGCCTGGCCGCATTTATCGCAAAAATATCCACTGTAAAACAATCGTTTATCCCTCGCTTTCTATCATTGCAAGGTTTTGGGCGTTGTGGGTTCCAGGCTCCCGGCTTATATTTTGATTAGGGCCGCTTCCTGCTGCCCAGGCGTGCCGCTCTTTTGCCTGTCCTGCTGCACGCCGCCCGGTTCTCATTAAACCCTGGCAGAAACTTGTCAACCAATACCGCAACGCCCACCGTTGCAACCCGTCAACTGTTTGTAGGGGCTTCGGACCCTCACGCCGCCCATGGACAGCGTGGCCGTTTTAATTGCCGGGCGGCGTGGGGCCGCCCGTGGGGACTATGCCAATTTGAAAATGTGATACAAAAAATTGCCCTCGTCATCATGTACGGCTTCCACTTTTGTAAGATTTTCAAGGGCCTGGCTCATTGGTGTCCCATAGGTTCCACGCTCCCAAAGTCCTGACCTTTCCGCCATATCCCAGAAACACCCGGTATAAATTCCGCCACCCCCTGGGACTTTTCTTTTAAAAACCGCTTTTATGAAATTCTCGCACCATTCAACTTTAATCTGCTTCATGTTAAGTTCCTCGCTTTCTCTCTGGCCCCTGCTGCCAGGTATTTATAACGCCCTCTGTGCCGTTTCTGCCTGGTAAGGTTCACCGCCACGCTTCAATTCATTATAGATAGTGGCCCGGTGTACTCCCACCGCCTGGGCTATATCTGTAACCTTTGCCCCGGCTTTTCTCATGCTCTCGATCTGCTGCCTATCTGCAAAATTAAGCCGTTTCGCTCCTTTTCTCATTCCAACCACCTTTCTTTCTGTTTTCTTCGCAATAAAAAAGAGTGCCGCAAGAGTTTTTATACTCTTACAACACTCTTTGATTTTCTTATAGGAAATCAAATGCGATAGAGTTAATTTCTCTTGTCGCATTTGATTTTACAACTTAGC